CCCATCCTTAGAACGGCAGAACTCCAAGGATCGCCAGTGTACCTGGATGCGTAGAACTCCATGTACGGAGTACCAGAACCACCATAGTTGGAATATGCACCACCAACTATTCTTTCTGTTCCCGTGTCATCATAAATCCACCGTAGGCGTGTGGTTGATGCACCTGCGTCATCCCATATCTTCAGACCAGTTTCATCTATTGTTACCGCACCATCACCCGCACCAATCTTGAACTGGTTTGCTACTTCCGCATTGTAGGTAAGGTAATTTCCACTAGAGTAATCACCAATACCAATACCCCATCGGTGGTTCAGACCAGTTCCATAGGTGTTATACATATCCCCAAGTGTAACCATGAGATTTGTACTGCTCCAAGGGAACCCACTGTGAGTACCTATGGTTATCCTGGTTTGTTTCGATGATGCAAACTTGTCACCAGCCTCTATTCCGATTATTCCAGAACCAGATACACCGTAGTTTACAACGGCAGAACCCTTCGGGAACAAAGCAGAACCAGTTCCGCTATTGAATGTTACCGTTGCCAGCATGTAACCAGAGTAACCAGTGAGTGCAGTTATTGTTCCCCAATAAGTGACAATATTTGTGGTACTCCAACACTGTATCCTGATAATATCATTGACACCTACTTGTGGGTATCCACTAGCCGAGTTGGCAATCTTTATTTGATGCGAAACTGTTGTGTACGAAGGACTTGTGAAGTCCTCATATAGTGTAGCTGCACCCTTTGTCACTATCAGGTCAGAACCTACTGCAATGACATTCTTATAAGAGAATGCAACTGCTGCCAGTTCACCACGAGCTTTTATATTGTTGAACTCTGCGTTACCATTACCGTCTATCTGCCATCCAGACCATCCAGTAGCAAAACCGTATGTCCTTATAGTTTGCTCATCGCCAGAGATAACAATCCTGTTTGGAACAGCACCAACGAGAATAGCCTCATCTATGCTGCTCAATATTATCTTACTGTTATCATCATGTATTGTATTGGAATCAATGGTCCACCCCCCGATCTTCCCCAGGGTGGCTACTATCGAGCCATCGGTATCAATGTAAACATAGGTACTGGTACCACCACGGAAATTGAGCCTGCCAGAGGAGGCATCCCAGAACATATTAGCTTTACTATCTGAGTTATCCCCAACCAGGAGATCCCCAGCCCCCATGCTTTCCCCGTTATATTCCTTGCTCTCGGAGAAGATAGCCAGGGAAGTCTTGGCAGGATCGTCTATATCACTTCCGAAGAAGGCATTCCCCACTGGTTCCATCATAATAGCCCTTGCTCCCGAGGGATGGAAAATTGTGTATCCATCCTGGGCACCAAGGACCATAGTTCCCAGTACTACCTGGGTTCTGGTTATTGTATCCTTACGCTCCAGGTCAGCGAACCCAGTAAGCAGCTGAGTTTGATCAGATGGGGTAAGCCTATCCTTCAGGGCATCGATAAGAATATTTGCGATACTCATAATCCAATTATCTCCCTCACCCTGGCATTAGCATCCTCCTGGGTTTGAACCTCTGCACCCCAGATAATCTCGGGCTCTACTCCATAAATCTGCTGCAATAGTTCCAGCTTGAACCTGTCCTCATTCTTCAGCTGCGCTCTATGCCAGTAATTCCCGAACACCTGTACTGGTAACGGGTTGGGAATAAGCAGCAGGAAATCCAAGACCTGTCCACCCCTCAGCAACCTACCCCCACGGATGGGTACCTGATAATAGAACTCCACCTTGTACCGCATCAGGGCTGCACCTACCCGCCATTCCTCATAGCTCTGGGGTGTCTTGCCCTGGATCAGCCCCATCTGCTCCTTGGGCTGTGCTGGTGGTTTACCTATGATCGGGTTCTCACGCTCCGACCTGGCTCCTTTGCGGGTAGGATATTTGAATACCATCAGATCTCCAGTAACGTGAGTTGGCAGATATGAACCTCCCGCCCATCCTCCTCGGGTATCACCCTGAGCCGTTTCAAGGATGCAGGCTGCGCTACCACATATTGGCTATCATCCAATTCAGATATCGAGTTCACATAAATTGGCAGCGGTCCATCTATCATAGTTTCCAAGCTGTACATAAATGTACTGGTTGTGTAATCCTGGGGATCCCCCTGGAGATCCCTATCCCAATCCTTCACCCTGAAAGTATAGGTATTGGCATACTTACCTTCTTCCCGAGCAATCGCTTTCAATACCCAGGCAAATACTTCTGGGGTGATAGTATCATTCTCAGTCTGTAAAACTATACGCAATTCAATCCATCGCCCCGTAGCATCCTGGGCACTGGATAGATCATTCTCCTTGTAAGGTGATTCATCGTATGCAGAACTTATTCTGGTCCATGTGGTAGCCACATCTGTTCTATAATCCACATGCACCAAGATCCCATTGACTGCGCTCAGGTTCTTGGTTGCCAGTTTCACCGACTTGAAGAACTTGGCTACATCCTGGAGCCCACCATGGATCCTGGAAGTAATCACCGCTGCTTCATGCGTGTACTTATAATTAGCATCTTGCAGCGGATTGATAGCAATCGGTATCCATAGAACATCTGAGCCCTCTGAGATCCACAGCCTGGAGTGAATGAAACCAGGAACAGACTGGATATAAAGGCTGCGGATCCTGCGCCCAGCAAATCTGGAGCGGTAAACTTCATGCCATCCACCACGGTTGTAACAGAGAACGCTTGAGTATCCATCCTCACCGCCATCCACAGCAGCATAGATCCTGCCTGGGTATCCCTGCAAGCTCACTATCGAGCCCTGTCTATCCAACGGTAAACCCATATCACGGTTAGGACCGATATCATCCAGGTGCTGCCTGTAATACTTTTCGAGCCCATCCTTCAGGCTGAAGTACAGGTAAACATCATGCACAAGATGAGCTTTCCCGTTCTCATCAGATCCTACTGCTGCGATTTCCCGCAGCGGAACAGGTTGGTAATAGGTATTTCTGATCTCACCTATTTGATCTTCACACATAACCCAGCAGGTTTCAGGTTCACCATATCTTTCTAAACCACTGATCCTGGTGTCTGCTATCTTGATAGGCTTTACACAGCCTAAAGTATAAATTCTCATCCCGTTCCAGAGCTCAATATCCACAGCACCTACATCCTGGGTAAGACGCAATCCCACAGAAATGATGCTGTTTGCACCTGTAATTTCAGCAGCATCTATCGGCACCCACACAGGAGCTAACCAGTACCCCCCTTGCATGAAGGGCAATGGTGCAGAATATACAGGGCTCGCACAGTTGATGGTATCATCGAATACAACCTCAAGAACTCCAGCAGCCAGATCTATTGAGGACTTGATCATCATGCTCATATATGATGCGAACCTGATATCTGTGCTGGGGATATCCTGGGAAGCGATTACGCCTGTGGTGAATGGCTCACCCACAGAAATCTTCACAATCTTGTTTGCTACGCTTGTGGTCACATTACTTATTACCTGTTCATCCATCTTGTCTGTGCTTTTCACAGGCTGGATAAAACCAATAGGCGACTCCTTCCAGGCGACAGGTGCTACATCCCTGAAAATCTCAGCATCACCTGCCGAGAACCCACTATTCCTTCCCAGATATAAGACAGATCCAGAGATATAATCGAGAACTGATAAAACATAATCAACATCCGCACCCGCCTCATACCAATATTTATTAGCACCATCAACATACTGAAAGACTCCCACGCTATTCATTTCTCGGTGCATATACATCGGGGTGGCAGCACCCTGGGCAATATACATAATATCGTTTGCAACTTCAATATCCGTGGCAGGCTTCGTGAGTACAGATTGAGCCCGCTCAGTCCACACATCACTGCCCAGGATCACGTACTCATCAAACTCAGCATTGTGGATAATATTCCAATCAGGGGATACGGTTACATATCCGACACCCCCACCAGTAATATTCCTCCACACGGTTCTTTCTTGCTGGTATGACTCGCCCGAGATCATCTTTGCTACTTCACCAGGAACAGTACCCCACCCCCCACCCCCAGCTGCATCAATTAGCCTGCTCAATTGCCCAGTATTATCATCAGCCACGCCTCGGGCACCGTTCATATAAAGCTTTGCAGCTGAGCCATTAGCTTTCGTAGTGGCGAAGTACAGTTGATCTCTGTATTCTATAAAATGAGCTGTGAAATCAGAATCAGTATCCACTACCCTGAAGTAAATCCCCCAGCTGGTAGCTGTGCTGGTCCAGCTGCTGCCATCGCTTGACTTGCTGCTATTCAGCGATGTACCTGCATAAGGTTCTGAACCAATCTCCCAGCAATTATTAGCATCATCAGATCCACTGGTGGCATACACCACTATCCTGTAAGTAGTAGATGCACTCAGGCTCTGTGTTGAACTCCAGTTACCTATCACCCACACAGATAAGAAATCATCGGTTATAGCAGATGCTGAAATTGCAATAGTTTTATAGGTAGTACCCAGGGTGGAATCACGCAGCTGGATAGTAACGCCTGAGTTCGGGCTGCCCTTCTTCCGCAACAATATCTCACACTTATCCCCAGCAAAACCACCACCCGCTGGAACTGTCCAGCCCCGCTGCATATACCGCTGGGTGCCATACAGCCCCTTGAAAACCACGCTCCCTGGCATGTAGCCACCCCACTTACGGATACCCGTGGAATAGGTTGGTTGCGGTCCTAAAATTACCTTTCCCTCCAGGGTGGTATCCGCTATCTTGCCATCCTGGTACCTTGATTTATCATCCTCGAATACTTCCTGCCCCCTGCCCAGGCTCCAATCTTCCTGGATGAGATCCATGAACGGAGGTTCCCGATCACTGTGCGTAGCTTCCCCCTGGTACATCTTGATCGCAGTATTTGGATAAGGTGTTCTGTTTCCCCGTGGATCTTCCTTACCTGCCTGATCACACAGAATGAGCCCAAGCTCAACTCCCCCTTTAGTTAGCTTTACATGATGAGTAGGTTTCCCTAGTGTTGGTCCAACATTGATAGCCATCAGTACCACCTGCTGAATTTAGGAGCCTTCACGAACTTCGTGGGCATCAGCCGTGCGTATCGTGCTTCCTGCGCCATGGCTTCATTCATTCGGGCACCCACTTCTTCTGGGTTCCTGATCAATCTCCAGCGCAGGGCATAAACCGCAGCCTTCCAGGTCAGATAATCCGAGAGAATAAGATCATCTATGGTGTCACTATCAGCACTCACAGCACTTGGTTTCACGTTATAGGAGAGCCTGATCTTATAACTATCCACCTTGGGCTCATAGTCGGTATCGAATACCAGCAACCCTTCACGCTCCTTCCAGTTCACATGCTCGGAGAAGTAATAGGGTGCAACAAGCGAGGTAGCAATCGCCACCCGCTTGACGTTATAAACTCCAGCAGGTAAGGTGTATTCTTCCTGGTATCCAGTTGTAGTAAGGGTTTCATCAGTCTTGGGCAGATCGGTACCCTTCAGAGCCCGATTGATACTCTCAATCATCAGCCCCTTGGGGAAATCCTTGGGTATAGCAGCATAGATATCGCCCGCAGCGCAGGCTAGTGCCTGGGCTGCAAAGGTAAAGGTTTTCGTGGTGCTGTTCCAATCGGATATAACCAGTGCCTTATCCGCATTGTTCCCGCTCAATATGAACAGCGTACCATTATCAAAGAAATCAGAGCCCTCGGACCGTGCAACAGTATCCACCAGGGTAGATGTGGATCCACCTGTGGCAGTACTTCTCACAAAATCTTGTAGGATAAATGCGAGATCATATAGAGCATCGAACAGATTCATCACATCCCCCTATCATTTCGGAACTCTATGGAGTATGTAAACTCCAGCAGGTCTGTGAGGCACAAGGAAATATTCTTCCCCATCCTTCAGGAACCTGACCTCGGATATCTTCTCAAGTGAAACCTTCAATCTCCGCTTGTTAGCAGGCGCTTTACTGGCAGGTTTCTTCTCAGCCATAATATCCTCCATGTAGAAGCGCCCCACCCCAGCCCTGGGGTGGGGCTCCTCTGTTAGTTATTCAGTTTTTAGAAATCTTCGTACGAGCCACCGATGACAGGTGCGATGATCACTGCGCCAAAGTTGGGGGTAGTACCTCCAACCGTTGCAGTATAGCGCCGATAGCGCCCATCCAGCTTGCCAGTGATGAAGTACTTCCCTTTCGCAGAGATCTGGCGAAACGATAGTGCTGTATGCCAGTTGGAGTCGTCATCACTTTCCTGAATAGTGATATCCAGGGTGGGTGAAGTTCCAGTAGCTTGCGGAACCACAGCAGCATAGGTAAGCGGATGTTGATCGGGACCACCAAAATCCTTGGAAGTTGGGGTAGCCTCATTCGCATTCAAGTTTCCCGCAGCAGCAGCTCTCAGAAGTAATTGGGCATCCATAATACTCATGTCATTTCTCCTTATGCAGCCACTACACCAACCAGGCGAGCAATCGACCATGGGTGAACCATGTAGATGCCAACCGGCCAGTCTATAACGGTACGAAAAGCTACGCCGTTCTCGAGTTTTCCGATATCATCAACTTCCATTGGGTACAGCTGGAAGCCCTCGACATACATTCCACCACCGAATTTCACGGCATAGATGCTGGTGGCATCCCCGCCAGTTTCAGCGGAGCCATTATCCAGCTCAGTATTACCGATAATCCGAGCGGTCTTGTCCAGGGGATCAGATGGTCCAATGTCCACGATCTTCGGTCCACCCTCGCCAAAGGTTTCAAACTTACGACCATAAGCATCTTCCGTGGTCTTGAGCATTCCGCTTGCACGGAGCGCAGCACCCAGGCGCAGCTTCATGGTATCGTTGCAGAAGAAGAAATCAGCAGAGTGCATAGCACACTGATGAACCAGTTCATGCAGGGCATCAATAAGCTTGACAGAATCGGCTGTAAGAGTGGCACTGTCTGGACTAACATCCAGCCCACCACCCAAAACCGTTTGGCTCGAAGCGAGCAGGTTCACCAACGAGTATCGAATGCCAGGAAATTCATCTTCCTCGCTGCCAGTTGGATCGCCTTTGATAAATAATGAATTGAACTTCAGCGCAACCGCTTGAGTGAACAAGTTGGTTTGCAGCGCCTGGGGGTCCTTGATCGACTTGGCTCGGATGAGCAGCTTATCAACATCGATGTAACCACCGATATCGGTCATGCTTGCATACACCGAGTCAGTCTGTCCTTTGCTCTCCGTCCACGTTTCATTGATCTTACGAGTGCCAACGGACGGCAGAGATTTGGTTCTGATAACCTCCATATTCAGCGAATCCCAGTTCTCAAAGGTCATGTAATCCATAACCAAGGACTCGGATCGTAGAATATCTACAATACCACGCTTGAGTTCACTATCAGCCAGTCGTGCATAGTCGGCTAATGTGTAGGTCATGGCAAAAAATCCTCCGTAATTAGATAGTTACGGGTTCTTTCCCATGACTCTTCTTCCTGTTATCTGCCTCTGGTTTTTCTGAAATAAGCATCGAGCCTATCTATGGCAGGTGTTCCATCTGGCATCAAATTGCTAGATGATCCTCCAGCCCCAGCGCCAGGAATACGAGCATGGGGGTTAGAACCCATTTGATTAGGTTCTTCGGAGGAGGATTGGACCCTTGTTTCCTTGGCTGAGATTGCTTTATCAACCGAGAGTAGAAACTTGTAAGGTGACGACATATCCAGGATCTTGAACTCGGGATCGCTCTCGAGGATATCCACGCCACGTTCCTGCATCATGGTCCATGCAGCTTGGGTTATCGGATCAATCTGCTCACCTTGCCCTGGAGGAGCTTGGGGTGGCTCCTTCTGGGTAGATTGAGCGTTAGGATCTGCTCCTGGTTCTTCTGCTAAGGCATCTACTACTACTTGCTGCTGCAATGCTTTCTTCTGGGCAGGGGTTACTTCAATCCCTGCATCCGCTTGCATCTTCAGCGTAGCCTCAAGTTCCTTGAGCCTCTCCTGAACTCTTGCTTGAACACGATTACCCGACTTATCAACGAGGCTCTGTGCTTTGCTTACAGCTTCCTGAACTGCTTGCTCAGTAAGCTTCTTTGCCTCATCGACAGTGATGTATTGGGGCTGTGATTGACTTTGATCACCCCTGCCCTCAGGGGTGAACTGGGCATTCCCTGTGCCCTGTCCTGTCACTTCTCCAGTCATAATACTGTTCCTCCTGTAAAGGTACTGTGTAAATTATACACTAAGTTTATTTTATATACAAGCCGTATAGTCACTA